GCAATTACAAACTAAGGCCTTTGAAATAGGAAAACACTCAATCAAAGAAGATGAGCCGATTATAATCACTCATACGAAAGATTACGAGCCGTTAATAAAAACATTAAATAATTTTAAACTTTAAAAAAATGGATGAGATTCAAAAGGCAATGGAAACAAAATTTGCCGAACTAAAAGAACAAATCGAAGCTAAGACCTCAGAGGTTACAGCAGACGAGTTCAAATCTTTGGAAACAAAGTACAATGAAATGGTTACAGAATTAGCAGAGGCTAAATCTAAAGACCAAACAGACGTTACTATTAAGGCTATGCAAGAGCACTTGGATAAGCTGGATATCAAAATGCAAAAGAAAAACGTGGAGACTAAGCAATCTAACGCTACTATTGACAGCGAGGTTAAGTCTTATTTTGAGAAAGACGAGATTAAAACTGGTATTGATACCTTGAAAACAAACCGTGCTTCTTCCGTAAATATGGAAGTAAAAGCAGTTGGAACAATGACCTTGGGGTCTTATGACGGAACTTCTCTAACCACCGATATTGATAGAACAATCTCAAAAGCACCTAACAGGCAGCCGTATTTGAGAAACCTTGTAAATGTTTCCACTATCGCCGGAAACAAAGTTACATGGGTTAACAAAGAAGCTATTGAAGGCGCTGCGGGTATGACTGCGGAAGGTGCTTTGAAATCACAAATTTCATGGACTTACACCGAAGAAAGTGCAGATGTTAAGAAAATCACTGCTTTTGTGAAAGTTTCTAAAGAATCCCTAGATGATTTAGACTTCTTAAGATCTGAAATAAATACAGACCTTAAAGAAGAAATCGAGTTGAAACTTGATGAGCAATTAGCAAGCGGCGTTCTTTCATCAACAAGTATGAAAGGTATTTTACCTTATGCACCTACATTTGATGTTACCGGAACTCCGTTTATAGATTCGGTTGATTCACCAAACAGAGTTGATGCGTTGAGGGTTGCAGTTGCACTTGTTAAGAGCAACAGATTTACACCAACCTATTCAGTTGTTAATCCTATGGATGCTGCGTTAATGGATTTAGCGAAAGGTGATGACGGACATTACATACTACCTCCATTCGTTACTGCGGATGGTCTTAGGATTGCTGGCATTCCAATTATAGAGAATGAAGCAATTACTGAAGGATCATTTTTAGTTGGAGACTTCAACAAGTCTAATCTAAGAATTAGAGAAGGCATCAATATTAACTTAGGTTATGAAAATGATGACTTCACTAAAAACTTGGTTACTATCTTGGCAGAAATGAGAGCCGTTCATTACATCAAAAAGCATCATATCCCTGCATTCTTGCAAGGTACTTTTGCTCAAGCGATTGAAGATATTAATGTAGTTCAACCAGTATAGATAAATAATAGGGGTTGATTAATTTCAGCCCCTTAATTTAAATATTATGAAAATAAAAGCATTAAAGAAATTCAAAGATAAAAATACAGGAACAATCGTAAACGTTGGCGATGTTGTTGATGTTTCAGAAGCCAGGGCGAAATCTGCTATTGAGCGTAAATTAGCTGAGGAGGTTAAGACTGAAAAGAAAGAAGGCAAACCAAAAACATCTAAGAAAGAGAAAAAGTAAATGAGTTATATATCTGTAATACCGATTGCCACCGCAAAGAATCATTTAAGGGTTGATCTCGATTTTACCCAGGATGATGCTGCAATTGAAAGAATGATTGAATCTGCGCTTGAATTGGTTGAGCAAAATACAAGCCATATACTTTATGCAAGGGATAAAACGTATTATAGATTGGTGGATAATGATAGAATAGTAGTTTTTGACCATCCAATTAATACCAATGACACCGATATAACTACATTGAATTATTCATTAAGAAAAGAATTTGTTGCTGATGAAATAACACTAAACATAGGTTATATTTTACCGGCTGATGTGCCAAGTCCTTTAATTGAAGCGGCTTTAATGATTATTGATAACTGGTATTATGAAGCCGAAAATAAAACTGATATTCCGGAAAGGGCAAATACTATTTTATTCAATTATAAACGCTGTATAGTTTCATGAGAGCGAGAAGATACACCGATATAATTGAGATTTGGGAATCTGTAGAGATGCCAGACGGGTTCGGTGGGTTTGTTTTAGATCCAGTAAAGCAGTTTGATAAATGGGCGGGTATTATAACAAAGGGATCAGGATTTAAATTCCAGCAATACGGATTGAATGATTTTAAAAATCCAGTTATATTCCGGATAAGAAAAGGCGATAGTATTATTAACGAAGATATGTTTGTTATTTTTAACGGTGGAAAATTCATAATTAAAGGAATAGAAAACGTAAATTTGGATAATATAGAAATTAATTTATATTGCGATGAAACTTAAAGGCGCCAATAAATTAAAAGTAAAATTAGATAAAATATCTAAGGAAAGCGAGAAGAAAGTTGGTGATATTATAAAAGACAATGCTTACGAAATTGCAGATGAAGTGATGGAAAACGCACCAAGACTAATAAAAACGAAAGGCGGCGGATTTCACCCAAATGGGCAAATTAATCAAAGCATTTCCACCGATAGGGTTTCAAATTTGGAATATAAAGTAAGTGTAAATAGTGTTATGGGTGCTTATGCAGAATTTGGTACTGGTGCTTATATTAGCATTCCGGAAGGTTGGGAAGACATAGCTTGGAGTTACTATGTAAACGGAAAGGGAATGATAATGCCAACACCTTATTTTATACCGGCATTCAGAGCGGGAAAAGATAGAGTTAAGAAGGATATAAATAAATATTTGAGTAATATTGATAAATGATAATAATCAACTACATTTTAGCGCATTTTATAGGTGATTTCTTATTACAGAATGACTGGCAAGCAGTTGGAAAGAAGAGAAGTAGTTTAATATGCACTACTCACGTTTTTCTTTATATGATACCATTTTTATTAACTGAATTAACTTGGTTACAACTTGCTTTAATAGCTACACAACATTGGTTGCAAGACAGAACGGCATTTGTATCTTGGTGGTGTAAAACTATAGGGTCTTTTCAGGCAGAATTAAAACAAAACGTATTACCTTGGGGTCATTTTATAGTTGATCAAATATTCCATTTTATATGGATGTATTTAGTGGTAAATTATTTTTACACAATATTTTAGATAAATGATTAATCCGGACAAACATATAAGGAAATATTTTTATGATGCACTTAATAATCAAGTTGTAGATACCAAAACTATTACGGTTCACGATTTTAGAGCACCAACAAATAAAGATGCTTATATACTTATGATTAATCAATCAATGACACCTAATAGAGATCACAAATGTGATATTGTAAGTTGGAATTGCTTTATAATTTTGGACGTAGTTACAGTTTACGATAATATTTCTGGGAGCCGAGTACTAGCGGATAATATAAAAGAAATGGTAATGAATCAAACTCAAAATATATCAGTAGATCATTTTTCAGTAGATGATGTGAATATCAGCTACCCAGACGACTTAAATTTAATCACGAACACCCAATCAATATTTAGAAAATTAATAAATTACGAATTTAAATTAACACAACTATTATGAGTAAAATTGTTCAAGGGAAAAACGTAATACTATCCCTTTATGATGGTACAGCATACCTTCCAATCGGGTGCTTAACCACTAACGGAATTTCGGAAAGCCAAGATATTACGGAGGGCGAACCGAACAAATGCGATATCACTAAGCCAAAATCACAAGGTTCGTACACCTATGAGATAAGCGGAGATGCTGTAATGCTCGCTTTGGATGATCCCGATTATAGTGCAAAAGCGCATTACGAGCAAATCAGGGCTATTTGGAAAACATCCAGAGATAGCGGTGATGCTATAAACTGGTCGCAGGCAGGTAGTAACGTGGATTATTTTGGAACGGGTTTCATTACTGCTTTAAGTGCTGATTTCCCAACCGATGGAAGTGCCACCTTTACTATTGCACTTTCTGGAATAGGTGAAGTTCTGGAAGTAGATCCATTATTGCCATAGTATGAAAATAACTATTAAAGGTAAAGATTACGAGCCTAAGTTCGGTATTGGATTTATGGAGCGAGCAATTAAGGAAGACCAGCCAGAGGGTCAAGATATTATGCAATTGCCAACGCAACGGCTAATGTACCATGCTTTGGCGTATGCCGATGAGCGAAATGGAATAGAACCGCAGTTGACAAAGTTCGATATCTTTGATTATCTTGATGAAGTTGGTTTGAGTTCTGCACCTGTGAAGCAGTTTCAAGTGGAGTTTTTCAAGTCTATGCGGGTACATTTGCCGGATGATAAAAGCAGGAAAGCAATTGATGAAGTTGTGAAGGCATTAACACCGGAACAGAAAAAAAAAGTTTCCAAGACTGGCAAGAAAACTGGGAAGTAAACGTCATATCATTTTCACTGCATGAATTAAGGCTCCCGTCTTTGAATGCCGTTAACGACATGACATGGCGGGAGTTTCAGCTTAGAAAAGCTGGATATGAACGTGAGCAGTTAAAGAATTGGGAACATACAAGAATGGTGGCTTACTGGGCTGGAATGGATGGAGGTTTTGATGGTAAAAAGACAACTATAGATAAATTCTTGCCTTTAGGAAAAGATGCCGAAAAGCCGAGAGTTTCAGAAGAGCATCAGGCAAGTTTTAAAAAAACGATGCAGGAATACAAAGACAAAGTAAAAAGTAGAAATGTCAATAGCTAACGAATTAAATTTATCGATTGGTGCCGAAATTGATGGTCTTCAAAAGGGATTAGATCAAGCCGGAAAAGAGCTTACCAAGTTTGAAAAAAAGGTACAAGGCTTGTCTAAAATAGGCGGTCAGATGCAGAAGATTGGGGGGGCTATGACTATCGGTATATCCGCTCCATTAATCGCAATAGGAACATTAGCGACTAAAGCATTTGCGGAACTTGAAGGTGTTAAAACAGCCTTTGAAAGATTAAACGATGCCACTTTATTAGATGATTTACGCAAAGCAACCAAAGGAACTGTTTCAGACTTTGTGCTGATGAAAAGTGCTGTAAGGGCTGAAAACTTTGAAATACCAGTTAAGAAATTAGGAACATTATTGGAGTTTGCTAGGCGTAGAGCTAAAGACACAGGCGAAAGCGTGGATTATTTAGTAAACAGTTTAGTAGATGGTATAGGTCGTAAATCTACCATGATACTTGATAACTTAGGAATATCAGCTACTGCACTAAGTAAAGAACTAAAAGGTGTTGGAGTTGCTTCTTTGTCCGTCGGTGAAGTTTCTGAAGCTGTGGAAAGGATAGCTAAAAGGTCATTAGACGGAATGGGTAAGGATGTTTTAACCCTAACTGAACAATGGCTACAAGTTAAAACAACGATTGCAAACTCAATGACCGAAATTGGAGCTATAATTGCGCCAATGCTAAAGCCTGTTATCGAATTGGTTAAAAGTTTAGCCGATAAATTCAAAAATCTTTCTCCGGAAGCAAAGAAGTTGATAGTTATCTTCGGAGGTATTGCGATTGCGATAGGTCCCGTTGTGGCAATTTTAGGAACTGTATTAGTTTTATTGCCTTCCATTATTGCCGGGGTTGGAGCATTAGGAACAGCATTTACTGCATTAATGGGTCCAATAGGTTTAGTAATTGCTGGAATAGGAGCTATAATATACGCTGTAGTAAAAAACTGGGATAGCATTAAGCCATATATAATAGGCACTATCAACTACTTTATTGAGCTTTATAATGAAAGCGAAAATGTAAGGATGGCTATTCAAGGTCTTGTATTGTCGTTTAAAATCGGGTTTTCTGCAATCAAAAATATAGTTTCAACTGCCTGGGAGGTATTTAAGTCTTTCGCTAAGGCAACTGCTGATATATTTGGTGGAATTGGGACTATTATAAAAGGCGTTTTTAACCGAAACTTTGATGAAATAAAACAAGGCGCAGCGGATGTATCGAAAGCTTATTTGACTGGATTCAAGGATATAGGAAAAGATATTGATACCGGCATTGGAAGTTTATTTGCCGATATAAAGAAAAATACAGATAAGGCAGTTGAAAACCTTAAGAAGAATAAGATACCTTTAATTACTGAATTATTTTCAAGTGATCCCGCTGATATTCAAGCGGCAAAGGATAATGTAAATGATGATATAAACGAGGTTATTAATGGAGTAGGAATCGGAGGACGTCAAAATGTTATTCCATTAAATATTGAAATTGCCCCTTCTGGAATAGAAAAATCTAAAGAGGGTATTAAGGAATTTTTTGACGGAATAAAAAGGACATATTTTACAGAGGGTGAGATTGCAGCCGCTGAAATGAAGATCACTAATGAAAGGATATCCAGAGGCGTTTCAAATATAATATCCAGGGGGGCTGTTGATTCTATTTCAGATGCTTCTGCCGCTATTGGTAATGCGCTTGCAAGTGGAAATGACGTGTTAGAATCTGTAGGTAAATCACTACTTAGTAGCCTTGGAGGTATATTAGTTGACTTAGGTAAGATGTCAATCCAAATAGGAGTAGGTCTTATCGCTGTAGAATTAGGTTTAAAAAGTCTAAACCCCGCAGTTGCAATAGCAGCAGGTGTGGCTTTGGTGGCTTTAGGGAGTTTCTTTAGTAGTAAAACTAAATCCATAGGTAACAGCATGGGCGGCGGCGGCGGATCATCCACCGGGAGCGCAGGCGGGGGGAGTTATTCCACACCAAGATCAAACACTCAAAGTTCTGGTGGATTTGGCGGCGGCACAGTAGTCTTTGAAATAGAGGGTCAGAAACTCGTTGGCGTTTTAAGTCGTACCTTGGACAGAAACCAAAGATTGGCAAGTGATATAGGATTGTAAAATTATGGCAGTAAAATATAAAATAGAGTATAAAAATCACGTAGGAGACCAGTTTCAGATACTTATATCCAATGATGAATACATAGGAGACCCGATAGATGTACGCGGACACGCCAATATTACCAAACCGAAAACCAAGATATTACACGCATTAAGGGGGCGGGGGCTTAGGTTATTCTTAGAGGCTTCAATCGACTTGGACTTTACCGATTTATATTCAGATAAAGAAACAGATTTCAAAGTAGATTTTTACAGGAACGGTATTGAATTATTCAAAGGATTTGTAAAACCGGAAGGATTGTATGCTGATTTTGTTTCTGATAAGTGGGAAATAACTTTGGATTGCATTGATGGTTTGGGAATTCTAAAGAATCTTAGGTTTGTAAAAGAAGATGGGACCTATTTCCAAGGCTTAATGACTGAATTTGATATAATATATAGCTGCCTTAAGAGAACCTCCTTAAACCTTCCTATTAACACAAAAATAGGCATCACTAAACCCCTAATAGGGAGAGATGGCCCATATAGTCCTAGAGCAAGTAGAGGTATTCCAGATGTCCTTAAGAAAACGAAATTAAACACGGAACGTTTCTACAGTGAAGCCGGGGAGAGTGAAGCGGATATACTTGACTGTGAAAAAGTGTTAAAATCTACATTAGAAAAATACAATGCTGTAGTGGAGCAGCATGATGGCGAGTGGTTTATTTACCGACCGATTGAATTTGCGGGAGAGGATTTCACACCACAACAACAGGGATATTTTCAATTCCACAGATACGAAAATGGAATATTTGTAAATCAAAGGAGTATAAAAATAAAAAAAAGTATTGGGAGCCAGATCAACGGATTCTATCCACACCATGCAAATGAGAACCAGCGCTTAAGTATTAATGGTGCTATTTCAGCTTTTAGAGTGAAATATGATTATGGTTTGGTTAAGAAATTATTGACCTATTCCGATTTTAGGTATGACCCAGATACAGATACAGTAAGAGGGTGGAAAACTAATCGAAATAGTAGTTTTGTGCCCTATTATTGGGGAT